ATCATGTCCTTCAGCTCCTTGATGGCTCCAAGCCCAAGGGCAAGTCCGATTCCCCACTTGGGATGGAACGAGGTGCCTATGAGACAAACAAAGAAGCTGTAAAACCAATGCAGGAACTTGTCTTTCATCCAACTTTTCTCCTATCAGATATCGGCAACATGGACTCATTCAGGGCCCTGTATGCTTCCTTGGTCCATATGCAATGTTGCATGTATCCGGCAAATGAATTGACGGAAGCGAGCAACTTCTTTTCATCTATTTTCCCTTCTGCGACCAGTCGTGCCAATTTTCTGTGTCGTTTCTTTGCTGCCTTCACGTTCCGTTTTCTTGGGGATAAGTAACGCCGATGGATTCCGTAGCCTGCAAAGTCTATTCCTGGATCAAAAGTCTTCCTACCATCGTCGTATGGGTATTCCGCTACGGCAATATAGCTCTTGCTATCATTGAGTGTGAGCCAAAGTATCTCCTGTGAATAGAACCTCGCTTTCTCGAATATCTGTTCAAGCCGTTCAAGATTACTGGAAACGATGATGATGTCATCCATGTAACGTGCGTAGCAGGTTGCACCACATTCGTCGCATAGGTAATGATCGAGTGCATCACCCACGATATTTGCAAGCAGTTGGCTGGTGAGTGCGCCTATGGGGAGTCCTTGAGGATAGCTGTCTATGATGGTATCCCAAAGCCAGAGCGCCCACTTGTCACGTATCACCCTTCTGATAAGGCGCTTGAGCACCACATGGCTGATTGAGTGGAAGTATTTGTGGAAATCCATGCGCAGGTAGTAGACGGGTTTCCCTTCTGGTTGTTGTCTTATGTATTTCTGTACGCGCTTGCATGCTGCAAGCATTCCCTTTCCTTTCCTGCATGAGAAGTTGGAATAGATGAACCTACGCTCAAAGAAAGGCTCCACCACCCTGCACAAGGCATGCTGAACGAGCCTGTCCTCGATGTCTGGTGCGCTTATCTTGCGCATCTTTGGTTCATGGATAGTGAATTCCCTGTATGGCCTTACCTGGTATGATTGCCATATCAGATGGTTCTGCAGGTTGATGATATTCTCCTCGTAGTTCTCCTTGTACCTGAGAACTGCGTTTGTATAGCGCATGCCCCTGCTCATCTCATTGAATGCAGCATCAAGATTTTCAAAGCTGTAAATCTTCTCGGCCAGATTGCCGTGTGTCTTGGGCATGTGATTATCCCTCCTTATGGGAAGCAAAGAATAAAGAGAAGCGCTTCGGCGGCGTTCCCGTTTTCTGGTACTTGTCGCCTTGCGCAGAATGGTCATTTGGTCCTGCCAGGACTGCGGTTCCTTTTCCATTGCGTGGACCATTCCCCTTGAGGAACAGCCTTCTTGCATGTAAGCACTGCTATATATATGGAAGAGCGGGACGGAAACCGATGTTGTTGTTCGAGTTCGTGCGCTCGTTGTTCGCGTTGCGATACCCGAGCCCAGCGTTCGACGCGTTGTTCCAGTTGCCACCGGCGTAGCCGACATCATGTTACAACCGCTGCCCTTGGGTGGATAACGACTTGGTCCACCCTCCAATTATTTTACCCAGTTCAGTAGTGTACAATGCACACTGGCCGAATTTTTGCTTGTCTATGTAGCGCAGCCTGTCGGCAAGCCGGATGAGCACCTTCAGGGCGCAAAGGTCACAGTCTGCTTCCTCCACTTCCTTTTTTCTCATTCCGACATGCCTGATTGCCACGGCCCTGGCAATATGTACACCGATGCCTACCGTAAGATTCCGCATCTGTTCACCAAGCGCATAGCGCTCACTCTTTGGTAGCTGTGTCACTACACACTTGAGGATGTATTCAGCCATGTCCTCCCACTTCTGGTAAGCAATCAGTGTATTTCCCATATTTCAGTCTCCAGTAATCAGTTGGTCAGTTCCCTGTATAAAGCGGGACGGAAACCGATGCTGCGGTCCGAGGACGTGCGCACGTTGCTCGCGTAGCGATACCCGAGCCCAGCGTACGACGCGATGGGCCAGTGGCCACCGGCGCAGCCGAAGCGTTCTCCGACATTGCGCATGTACTGCGTTCCCAGTGGAGCGTTTGCGAGAGGAGGCATAATCCCTAAAATACGCAAGATGTCATGGACAGTGACTCCAGCTTTTGCGGTCAAGGTGGAAAATGTATTGGCACCGTACGGAGTACCATCAACCGGTGGATTGTCTTTAGCAATATTCAACAGGAATGGTGCTGATCCTGATGCAGGTGCTGCGCTCACATAATCCCACTTGTACGTGTCTGCCGTTGCAGGTGCAACAAGAGACCCATCTTGGATGATTGCTTTCCATAGCACAGACGAAACACTCTGGTCCTTGGTATTGTCTGCGGCATTGTTGTCTTGAATTACTTGCAACTCGCCTTCATTGATACGGTACCCTCCATTCCACTCAAGCACATTTCCGCGCAGGTCAGCAGGAGAAAAAGGAGTGCCGTCAAGATGCCAGCCGACAGGTCCACTGCCGGTTAGTGTTGGCCCCATCTTTCCATCGGCATATACATACGAATTGCCAGCTCTGCCGAACTCAGTAGAGTCCTGATAGCTCTTCCCGTAGTAATCGTTCCCTCTTGGCTGGTATCCCTCACGGATTGCAAGCAGGGAAAGATATGCCCATTCAGCCTGCGTCATGAGATGATGCCCAACTCCCTTTGCAGCACATAGAGAAAGCGCATTGTCAAATGTAGTGTAATTGGCTGGAGACAATCCCCTGAGAGATACCGCATGATTCGTACCTGCTACCTTTCCAGCAAGATATTTGCCTACAAGGATTTCAACGATGCTTCCGTTTACCATGAAAGCAGGATGCAACGTGTTCACTGATGTGAAGTGCGTTCCACCGTTGCTGAGATAATCAAGCCTTGCTTTCTCGTCTGGCTTGTACACAGTGTATACACTCGGCTTGCTGTTTGCATCGAACAGGACAGTGTTGCGCCCGAGCGACAAATCCTCTATTCGGGCCTTGTAGTCCGCCTGTTTGGTTGCATCGGTGATGGCGAGAGCGGTTCCTGCAAGGGCTTCCTTGGTGAGTGCTTCCTCTACCTCAATAATATTGTCTAAAATCTGTTTGGATGTGTATTGTCCGCTTACGTATGTCATACGATTTCCTCCGTATCATGTTCCTCAACCACAGGAAGAGGGAATAAATCTGCGTGATTCTCTCGGAAGTCCCGTGCAAGGGTGGGGGCGTAAGCATGAGCCTGCTCCTCCGTTCCGATTACCGTGTTGCTGGTGCTCTGTTGCACCCCTTCGTCTGCGAATGAGACGGATACCAGCCACTTGTTGGCCTCGATGTTTGTTATGGTGTGTGTCATGCCTCGATTACCTCCACTTTCACTTCTGCTCCCGTTGCGATTGCATAAACATCCTGTACGTTGTTTGGATCAAGCAACACCTTGACCGTTTTCTTCGGGTCTAGAAGGAACCCGATTTTCTCGGTGATTGAAGTAGAGCCGATTCTCACGGTTCGTACCTCATCGAGATTGGTGACGACCATGACCCTGCGTCCGACCTTTGCGGATGAGGGTACCTTGGCCTTGGTTGATGTGACGGTCTGGATGGTCACCACAGGAGCACTCGTCATATCGAGTGTATCCGGGGAAACGTCCACCATCTGTTGCATCTGGATGCCGTTGGGCAACAAAATATCTATAGCCATTTAGACTACCTCCACGAAAGAAATTTTCAGATGGCCGGCAATGCTGGCCTGCTGAATTGCATACTGGTACAGGGTCCCGTCGATGGTGAGTTGCTTGTTTGCAGCGGCATCGGCAAGATGTGCGCTGGCGGCCGAAGCAGCGGACTTGATGGCATGGTGCTTTGCCGAGTACTCGCCCGTCTCCACGGGGGTGTCCTCGACCTCCTCGGACCACTTGCGGGCCTTGTCTCGTGCGGCCTCGGCGGCGGTCTTTGCCGTAGCGGCATCGGCAGCCTCTGTAGGAGCGGCGATGATGGCGTCCATGTTTGTATGGGCGTTTACCACCGCAGTCATGTTGTCGGAAACGTTGTCCACCTCGGTGAGCTTTGCCTGTACCGCGTTGACCTTTGCTATGTCGGTCCCTACAGCATTCACGTTGGCGATCGCATCAGCTACTTTCTTCACGTTCGAAGAAGCGCCCAGGGCAAGGTCGGTGGCCACGGTGTCGATATTGGTCTTGTTCGTGTTCACCGCATTGATGTTGACCTCATTGGCTGCAACAGCATCGATATTACTCTTGTTTGCTGCTACCGCATCAATATTGGTTTTATCTTCAGCTACAATCTTTATCTTTGAAGCTACTCCAAGATTCAGGTCTGCCGCCACCACATCGATGTCAGCTTCGTTCAATGCCACCTTATCAATATCTGACTCATTGGCAGCAACAGCATCGATATTTGTCTTGTTTGCATTAACAGCATCGATATTACTCTTATTCGCTGCTACTGCGTCAATGTTGGCCTTATTCGCATTGACGGCGTCTATGTTCGTCTTGTTTCCTGCAACTGCATTCACATTTGCGATGTCACCACCGACGATATTCACATTTGCAATATCACCAGCAACGGTATCTATGTTTGTTTTGTTTGCAGCAACCGCCTGTATCTTCGATGTCTCAGGAACAGCCATATCAGTGCGTACAGCAACCATGCCTGCATCATTGTACATCTCGTCCACTGATGCCTCGGCAGCTAGTGCATCCGCAAGGTTCTGTTCAATTTCACTGGTGAGGACTGGAATGATGTTCCCGCTTGCATCGAATCCCAGGAGCATGTTTGCCCTGATGAGAGAGGATGGCATCTGCAGGATGAGGGAAGGATCTGAAACGGGTATGCGAACCGTCCTGTCCAGCTTCTCGTTCAGC